AAAAATTACCATTTGATTTGTTCGGAGTATACATCGCAAATAAAACGAAAATAACAAATAAATAAAAGGTAATAATATGAAACCAAAAAACGGACAATCGAACGAAGTAACGATTAAACAAGAAGCAGGAGCGGTTGCAACGATTAATATCGAGCAATTTGGCGATGCAGGATTTGAGAATGTAGATTCAAAAAGTCTAGCATTACCATTCCTTAAAGTTCTTGGTCAGCTTTCACCTCAAGTGACACAAGGTGATAGCCAATTTATGGCAGAGGCTAGAGCAGGAATGATCTATAACACAGTAACAGATGAACTTTATGATGGGCAAAAAGGAATTCATGTAATCCCTTGTTACTATAAATTAGAGTACATCGAATGGAGAGATAGAGATAAGGGAGCTGTAGCTCCAATAAATGTTTATCCTGCAGATTCGGATATCATGACAAAAACCACAAGAGGTGACGATGGCAAAGATCGACTCGAAAATGGTAATTACATAGAAGAGACAGCCTCTCACTATGTAATGGTTGTCGAGGAGGAAAAATCTTCAACAGCATTAATAACAATGAAATCTACTCAAAGGAAAAAATCCAAAAAGTGGAATTCAATGATGATGTCTCTGAGACAAAAGAAAAAAGATGGTAAAGGCTTTTTTAAACCTGCACCATTTACTCAGATGTATTCTCTTAAAACTGTACTAGAAAAGAACAATCTAGGTTCTTGGTTTGGTTGGGAGATTGAGCATATAGGACAAGTGGAGAGCGAAGAAACAATTAAGGCAGCTTTTGATTTTTAAAGAAGAACAAGTAGCAAAAACTCCATTCTAATATGGATCTACTTGACAAAACCCTGGAGGAGTTTATAGATCTCTTCCAGGGCTCTACTACATATTTTGGTGTTTCCAAACCAACGGGTAAGAAAAACTCTAAAGGCAAGGCAGAATTCAAACATTGGGTTGAACCTTCTCCAATGACTAAAGATCATTGGATACAACATTTAAAAGGAGAAACTTATTATGGGTCTGTCCCTATCAGAGATGATAATACATGCAGTTGGGGGGTCATCGATGTTGATCGTTATAATATACAGCATCAAGAAGTTATATCGGTTATACGGAAAAGAAAATACCCGCTCGTACCATTCAGATCAAAATCCAACGGACTCCATTTAATTTTATTTATTGAAGGTGTAGTTCCTGCATCTGCAATGAGAAAAAAATTAATTGAGTTAGCCTCTGACCTAGGTATCAATGATACCACAACAGATATTTTTCCTGCACAAGACGAAGTAGATTTAACACCAGAAAATTGGGATGAAAAAAGAAAAGGTAATTTTGTAAATTTACCTTATCAAAAAGCACACATGACAACACGAGTTGCCATGGATGATCGATGTAACTCAATACCATTGACAGATTTATATAAGTTTGTAACTCAATTCAGATTAAAGCCAACAGAATTTAAAAAATTAAAAATATTTCAAGATGATGAAACTAAAGACTATCCACCTTGTGTTGTAAATTTTATGAAAAACAAAGTTAAAAAAGGTGAGGGTCGTAATGATGCTATGTTTAATGTAGCGGTTCTTGCAAAAAAAATAAATCCTGATCCTGTCATGTATCAAGACTGGACTCGTGACATGATGAATAAAGTATGTGAAGAGAGATTGCATCCAAAAGAATTAGAGAACATATTTAAGGGCGTTGAAAATAAAGAGTATGCTTACAAATGTAAAACATCAATTGCTAGAATGCATTGTGTGTCAAGTGAGTGTGTAAAAAGAAAATTAGGCATTGGTGTAAATGAAGCATTACCTGAAGTCGGTAAACTTATTAAAGTTAATTCATATCCTGAACCATATTGGATTTTACCAATTCAAGGTAAATCTATTAGACTCTCAACAAAACAACTATATCAACAACAGCTGTTAGGTGAACAACTATTAAATTATGATATTGTATGGCGACCTTTAAAACCTACTAAGAGAGACCCAGATCCATATAGAGACTGGCTTGATGAGTTGATGTCAAACAAACAAGACATGGAAGGATTCGATGCTACAGAGGAAGGAAGTGATGTGTTTAATTCAAGAATGTCAAGATTTTTAGAGGATGTTGAGGACACTACAGAATTTGATCAAATAGACTCTGGTAATATTTGGCGAGATGAAATTGAGATGAGATTTAAGTTAGAGACATTTAGATCATTTATGAAAAAGATGGGTTACAATTGGAACGAAAAAGAATGTACAAAATTTTTAGAACAAGGTGGTGCAAAACCAAAAGCAAAGTTTAAAGGTATACAAAGTAGACATTGGATTGTACCTTTACCAAAACAACAAGAACATAAAAATAAAGATGTCAAATTTACTAAACCGAAAGCTGCGTGGGAAGACAATTAAGATTTTTGGTCCACCAGGCACTGGTAAAACAGAAAATTTACTGAAACGTGTGCAACGTTATTTAAAACAAGGTTATTCGCCTGATGAAATTTGTTACGTATCTTTTACAAACAAAGCTGTGGATGAGTGCGTAGCTAGAGTCAGAAAAAGATTTAAAGAATACGATGATGACGATTTTAAATATTTTAGAACATTACATTCTTTGGCTCGACAACAATTTGCTGAAATTCCTGTATTAGATCCTAAAGCAGATATGCTTATGTTTCACACTCAATATGGAACTATAAAAGTTAATTATAAAGAAGGCCATGATGATGCGAAAGTTTATAACAATTGGTCACTACAAATATATGATAGAGCAAGAAACATGAAAGTAGATCCTGTGTGGCTTTACAAACAACAATCTAGAAAAGCTGTGAGATTACAACAATTTAAATCAATTATAAATGGATACGAAGAATTTAAAACAATGGAACTTGAAACCGGACAACGGACACCTGACAGATTAGATTTTACCGACATGGTGCAAAGATACATAACTGATGGGTTAGTGATACCATTTAAAGTTTTAATGGTTGATGAAGCTCAGGATCTTACCCCTCTGCAATGGGACATGGTCGTAAAGATAGCCGAAGCTGTCGACAGAGTTTACATTGCGGGTGACGATGACCAAGCAATTTACGAGTGGAATGGTGCTGATGTTAACTTGTTTCAAACTTTTCCTGGCAAATCTTTAGTTTTAAAAAAAAGTGTGCGATTAAATAAAAATATACATTATTTTTCTAATTGTATTTTACATTCTATGGGGGCTAATAGAATTAAAAAAGAATTTTATTCTAATGGTAAAGAGGGATCAATACAGAGATGGAATGGATTAAAGAAAGTGCCTTGGGATTTAGATGGTAGCTGGATGGTATTAGCTAGAATAAATGATGTCAAAAGAGAGCTACAACAAGAGGCAAAGAATCTTGGTTTATATTATCAAGATCAAAAAAATAATAAATCTTTTGACCCGAATCAGTTTATGGCGATACAGCTGTGGGATAAAATTTGTGAAGGGGGGTCTATATCAAGAGAAGAAGCATGTATCATGTATGAATATTTATTAAACATTGACCACGGATACCGGTCACAAGACAGCAAAAAATGGTCTTTTGCTCACCCAAATCAAGTGTTTAATTTTGATGAATTACATCTCAGATGTGGTATGAGAAAGGTCCATGGAATCAAGTGTTTAAAAGAAAATTTAAAGATAAAGATAAACAATATTTTAACAAATTGATGAGAGAAGGTGTGGATCTTACACAACCACCAAATATTATAATTGATACGATCCATCAAGTAAAAGGTGGTGAAGCTGATAATGTAGTTCTGGCTAGTAAATGTAACTTTCCATCACATTTTGATAAAAAAAATTCTACAGAAAAAGTAAAAGAACTTAGAGTTTGGTACACAGGAGTTACAAGATGTAAGAAAAATTTACACTTGTTAGGAACTAATCATCAGTATAACTTTCCATTAGGTAAATATTATAAATTATATGAGGCAAATTATGTTTAGATCATTAATACTTCAAGCATTAGAAGACAAATACAATGCACAAATATCAGAGGCTGAAGCAACTCTAAAAATTTATTTAGAAAAACCAGTGGGTATTGGAGAACATCCACAACACATAGAAGAAGCTGATAAATTAGTTGATAAAATAGCACAAGCCGAAGAAAAATTAAAAATTGTACAGGAGTTTAAACTATGACAGATAAAGATATGTTTGATGATGTCTTTCCACAAGATAAGCAGATTGGAGGATCTCATTATAAACATTTTCACATACAACCCTACGAATTTATTTCTAAAAATGAATTATCGTTCTTCCAAGGGAATGTAATTAAGTACGTTTGTAGGTATCGTTTTAAAAATGGTATTGAAGATTTAGAAAAAATAAAACACTATTGTGATCTTGAAATAAAAAAAATGAAGGACATGAAAAATAAATGAAATATGATCCGATTAATATTTATAGTTGGTATTGTTATGATCCTAACTGGGTGCGTAAAAGATATAGATCTAAATCCATATACCACTATATTTAGAATTTTACATGACTCATCAACTTAATTTTATATATAATGATAGCGATTGGGTATGCCCTAATGAATATCCAGATTTGCGACATGCGAAAGAAATTGCAATTGATATAGAAACTAAAGATCCAAACATCAAAACAAAA